TGGCGGTTTGCCACGATCCATTAGCGTATCCCTCAAAAATGCCAAGCTCGGAGTTGTATCGCAAATAACCATTGATGTTTGGGTTTCTTTGCGCCGTCGTCCCCGTTGGTAGCCGCATGCCACCAGTTCCAGGAACGACAGGATTGCTGGCCAGTCCTATCGTCGGATTGCCTGTGGCTCCGTTACCGTCAGTGACGGCAATCTCGTCAGAAGTCCCAAGGATCAACCGCGGGTTCACCGAACTCCCATCGGTAGCCAAGACTCCGGGGCTCGCTACGTTGGCCAAAGAGCCAACAATCCCCGTCAGGGAGAACGTAGGGTTCCCAGAAACGCCATTGCCATTAGACACAGACAAGCCAGATCCGCTGGCCTGCAGAGTTCTTGCCACAACAGTAGCCGGAGTGTCTTTCGCAACAATGCCCGTCAGAGCCGTTTCTAGGCTCCCAGAGGCTCTGTTCAGAGAGAGGCGATAGAAGGACAGTGCCCCGCCATCTGTAAGCCCCAAGCCCGTGTTAGTAGACAGGTATCGGCTATTCGGAAGAGTGGCTTCGCTGTTGATCGTCAGGAAGGTCTGTGTTTGACTAGGCGAAGCAGCAATAGCTCCAGTAGTGGTCTGAACCGTTTGCCCGTTTTGAACAATCGGAACCGACTCCGTACCAGTGATTGGTCCAGCAGCAGGCAATTGAACGATTGTGACTTGTGCGCTCATTCTGGACTCGGTACAAGGATGTCAAGATTCCCGTTGTTTTCCGGGGTGTCGTTGTTCTGCTGAGTAGACAAGAACGTATTGTTCCCCTCTTGCGTCAAAATTCCGTTCGGCGGTACAGCCACGCTAACATCGGGGCGAGGGAACCTGATGGTGATTTTTTCTGTCTTTCGTGCCGGAAGTCTATACGGATCAAAGTTGTCTGCACACCCTTCGTTGCAGACCTGCAAGCCTGGAAAGTTCGGGTCAGACCTCATCACCGAATGAGCACGCTTCATCTTGCAGCGGTCACACACTGCAATAGCTATGTCTGAGTTACCGAGGGTGTCCAAGAACCTTGGCATGACTACCTCGTATATACCGAAATGTTCGGCGCGAAGTAGATTGGCGACTTGTCGCGCTCTTCCTGTTCGGCTTGCTGCAGGTACTTCTCTGCCTGACCCTCAAGGTACTGAGTTCGCGCCACATCGACCCCAGGAAGCTCCAAGCTCATCTGGTGCGCCAGCATGCTCTGGATGGCCAAGAACCACCTCTGTGGGATCTCAAGCTCTCCTGACAGATCGCCCACATCCATGATCTGCCTGGAGTACCAGACAGTCATCTGAACGAACGGGTCCGAAGGAACTGGCCACAGATACATCTTAGGCACTGGAATCGTGCGATCAAACCAGAACTGGAACGGCTGATTGGCCGTGAAGTTCTTATTCGGCAGGTTGGTGTAGTCGTCACGATTCAACCGCGCCATCGTGATCTCTGTTGAGTTGTTGCCCAAATACAACTCACGCACACTGATCGTGCTGCCGCCCGTAGCACGCATTCTGTAGTACGGAACACTTTGCCCAGGGTCAACGTCATACCATAGCCACTGACCATCTACCCATGCAGCAGGGCCAGGGTTGTAGAGCGTAGACCAAGTGATGTTGTCGGCAGAATACTCAAAGACAACATTGGTCGTGCCTGTTACAGCGGGCATGACTCCGATAGATCCGATGTACACAGGGTCTGTTGATCCGTAGTTGATCACCACGTTCCCATTGGGGGACGTCTGCGTAAAGATGGTGTCTATGTTGCTGTCAAAGGCATTTGCGACCGTCCCACCGGCACTTGACGAATAGCTACCAGATGGCCTGTTCATTCTGCGGTACAGAACATTCAGAGCATCGTTAGACCCCAATGGAAGGTCATAGATGTACTTGTTGGCCTGCAGACCGATCACAGTCTTGTCAATCGCCCAATACTGAATGCCGATGTTGATCAGGCTAGACAGCAGATAGAAAAGCGACTCTCTTGCCGACAGAACCTGCTCAGAAGTCAGTTCTTCCGCCAGCTTCCCGCACCTACGGGCACCGTGATCAATCAGCGTCTGGACAGAGATGACCGTCTCACCAACAGTTCCCGAGTAAGCCATCGTTTACTCTCTTCCAAAGAGACGCTTGACCGTATCTGTCTCCCAAATACGGATTCCAGTCCAAATAATGGTAAACAACGCAGCGATTGATGGAAGAAACTCCACAAGCGTTCCCAAAACAGTAGCGATAGACAGCGCATCGACTACATGCTTGGTGGAATCTGACAGTTCTTGCTTCATCACCACCCCGGACAGTTCCAACGCTTCATCGATGCCCTTGATCGGCTTCCCTTATCGCTCTTTTCAGCGACAGAGCCCATTCTCGCGCAGAACGAGTCTCTACGGGAACCCCCTTCAGGCTGAGGCGCTTTGAGGTTGCTTCCTGTCTCGCGGTTGTACTTCTCTCGACCCTTCTGGGTCAACCCAGCGCCGCGCTCCACAGGCATCTTCTCGCCTCGGCCCACTGCAAGGGATACCCCTCCGCTCTTCATTTTTTTCTCAGAAAACATCTTCTCAACCATGCCCAGCCGTTGAGGCTTAGTCGTCACATCGTTGATGATTTCCAATCGTTGAGCTTTGCTTTTGGACGGCTCATAGAACCCAGCTTTTTTCAAAGACTGGACTACGCCGCCATCTTTCATTTCTTTGTCGGCCTTGACAAATTCTTTCCCGACCTTTTGTGGCACACCACCAAAGCCGCCCTTAGTGTGAGCAGCCGCTTGCATCAAACGATGCTGGGCTGGTGACTTGCTTGGCATGATCAGGCGTATGACTTAACCATCTCAAGGACGATGGTGTATTCATCTCCCGCAGATGCGTCCGAGGTGCTAAACAAGATGTCTCCATTCTTGCCTGCTCCGGCATTGTTGGTCAATCCACCAAACTTTTCAAAGTCAAGGGTGTACACACTATTTTGCGGAATGGTTTGAATGAGGACATCTGCTGTTGCATCCCAGTACATCAACACCTCCATACCGTGGGTAGCTGCATGAATTTTTGTAATAGTTACGCCAGTGCAGGCTAAACCAGATGCACTTGATGTCAAAGCAGAAACATCTACCTTCAAAACTTTGTTTTCACCAGTACCGTCAGAAATGTTGGTGAATTTCATGATTGCCATCCGCTCACCATCTATGAGCGTTTGACTTGCGACTGCATCAGCCATTTCTAGTACCTCAAAGGAGAAGCGGGGGCCTAAGCCCCCACTTGGTTCAGCAGGTAACGGCCCCGCCGCGCTTCTTTGGAGTGACTGTTACAGACTTTTCAGTCTTTGTCACCGCCCCAGGAGCACTAGCCGCCTTTGAAGGCGAGAAGACTTCCTTGAGCTTCCGAGGAATCGCAGACAGCAGGCTGCCCATGCCATCAGATGCCTTCTTGGCAGACTCAGCTTCGCCCTTCTCCCAGGCCTTGTAAGCCCGCTCGTTACGCGCAGTCTGAATCTGATCCTCAACACCTTTGGGAGGCACATCACCACCCTTGTTCATCATCACTGCCCCACCCTTTTTGAAGGTGCCTGACAGTCGATTGATGCTCACGGGGGAAGATGGCTTCTTAGCGCCTTGGGGCATCGCCACGGGACGACCTGTATCAACAAGCCCCCCCGTGGCGTAGGCTTTTTTTGCTGAGCCACCTTCCTTGTAGCCGCCAGCGTTTGCCTTCGCCACGCCACCAGTAGCATAGCCACCAGCGTTGCCCATCTTCACGTCACCAGTCTTGGCCGGTGAGCGATCAGGCTTTGCAGTGTCCATCTTGGTGGTTTTGTTGGTCATGGTCTTGATGATGCCGCCAGCCTTGTAGCCGCCTTGCCCATCCACCACACCACCCGTCTTCAAGCCCTTGTGGGCCTTGGACGCAGGCATGCCAGCGTGAGCCTTCAAGCTAGTAGCCTCGCCACCATCTTTCATCATGCGACCAGCCATGCCCACAGGAGCCGCGGGAGCAGCGCCAGCAGGCATAGCCTTCATTGCACGACGACGAGCCGCCATAGAAGGCTTTCCTGGGGCTCCAGCGGGCATCATCCCACCGCGAGCCGGAGCACGCATAGCAGGACCAGCAGCAGGCGCAGCGGCAAGCGCCCCACCCATCTGCATCTTCACCGCGCCACCACTCTTGAGCTTCAGTTCGACTGAGGGCTCAGTGGTGGTCATCTTCACCATCGGCTTGAATTGACCCATGATTAACGCTCCTTCGCAACGAAGACGTAGTCAATCGTCATGGTCTTGGCAACAGCCTCGCCATTCTGGATCGCAAACGAAACCGTCAGTTCTTCGTCATCGGGCAGGTTCGTGGTCACTGAAGAACCCGTCACTACGCCGTTAACCGAATACTCAATCGCTGACGCACCGTCATAGGCAAACCCGAGGGTAATGAAGGTGTCGTTAGCCAGAGTCGTCACGCTGCTCGTCGTAGCGGTCCCGTTCTTTTCAACCAGCAGGTTGACCGTAGTCGACCCGTCAGCCTTAATGAAGAACACGCCATCCGACACATCCAAGGGAGTTGCATCAGTGATCTGAAGACCCATCACAACATCCGACTGGGTGGCATCGCTGACCTTGAAGCGAGCTTCAAAGAACAGACGCTTGCCAGCGGCGAACAAGAAAGACTCGCCTACCTTTTGCAGCGCAACCAGATCATCATCGGCCGCGGTGTTGGTTAGGAGGAGCAGACCACCATCACCGTTCGCAAGAGCTTGGGTGGCACCGGCTTGAGTCTCCGTTACCGTCCAATCTGCTGCGGTGTAATAGTCAAAATCCTCGAAGTACGTATGAAACTTGGTCGCCGCGGGTTGACCCATGTCAGCAAGGGGGGAATCCTCACCAACATTGGTAACGCCATTCGGGAACCGAGTAATGATGAAATTACTCATCTCGATCTCCTGTAGAGCGGGGGCCGAAGCCCCCTCTGAGATTTAGACTCCCGGCGTGCCGTACATGGCGCGAGGATCGGTGAAGCCGACGTCGTAACGCTCGGTGGCCTTGTAGCGCATCGAGTCAGTTTCGAAGTCACCTTCCATCGTCTTCTCGAGCTTGCGGCGCATCAGCAGCTTCATGCCTTCCGGAGCGTCGGTCTGCACCCACCATGCGGAGGGGTTGGTCAGACGCGACAGAACAGCGGCACCCTCGTCCAGCAAGCCAATAGACTTGATGGGGTTGATGTCGTTGTTCGCGTTGCCAGCACGCAACACGCTCTTCAGCAGCACTTCAGCTTGGAAGACGTTGCCAGGAGCCACCACCAGTTGGCGGGGAACCAGACGGATCTTCTTGCCGTTGTTGTCCACAGCCTGACGGATCTGGATCAACATCTGCTCCAGAGAGGTCTGGGACAGGTTAGCTGCAGTCGTCAGCAGGTTGGAGAACGTGCCGCTCACGATGGGGTGAGAAGCGCTGTTCAGCTGCACACCGTCGCCGCCAGGATACGAGCTATTGAAAGCG